CGGGCGTTTGGTCGAAGGGAACCTGCACGCAGACGAATGAGGAATACAAGCTCCTGAAATTCGAGGCTCAGAATTGCCGTCAGGTTTTACAAACTCTTTGCACTGAATTTAATGGCGAGTTTTCCTTTGCCCGCAAGGTTATCTCGTTCTCAGACGAAAAAACGCACGATACCGGATTGACTTTTGAATACAAAGCAGGGCTGCGGAATATCCAAAGAAAACCTATCGATTCAAGCAATATCATTACCCGGCTTTATGCCTTGGGATCGACAAAAAACCTCGGTTCGAGTTATGGAAAGCTCCGGCTTGAATTGAATACCGACGGCGTTGACTACATCGAAAGCAATACGGCAACCTACGGAACGATTGAGGGCGTGGTTATTTTCGACGATGTGTTTCCCCGCCGGACCGGAACAGTATCAAGTGTTGCAAGCAACGTCAAGTTTACCGACTCGGCGATTGACTTCAATGTCAACGATTACCTGATTGACGGCGTGACCGCAAAAGTGAATTTCCTGACCGGCGACTGCGCAGGATATACGTTCGATATTTCCTCGTTCAATAATTCGACGAAAGAATTTGAGATCATCCCCGTGACCCTCGAAGATGGCACGGAAATGCCGAACGACGACCTTAACCCGGCGGGAACGGATACTTATGTCATTATCGACATAACAATGCCGGAATCGTATATAAGCGATGCAGAGGATGAACTTCTTGCGCTTGCCACTCCTTATTTAGCCAAGTACGACCACCCGCGCGTAACCTATGAACTGACCCCCGACTGGCGTCACATGAAAACGAACAGCGTGAATTTGACAATCGGGGATACTATCACCATTAATGATACCGACTTAGACATCAGTTCTCAGGTAAGAATAACCGAACTCACACAACAGTTAATTGAGCCCTCAAAGTATACTCTTTCGTTGACCGACCAGGTTGAATTTATCAGATCGGGAACGACTCAAATCATTACAGAGGCCTATAAAAAAGCAACCGGAGCCGTTGGCAAAATAGCCGCCGCGTCAACAATCAATGACATTGCAAAATCGCGCCGAAATTGGCGGGATACCGAAGAGCTAAAGTCAATGGTGTTCGATCCCGACGACGGATATTTTAAAGATGGTAATGTTAGACCCCTTTCGGTAACAACTCTAATGCTTGCCGCAGGTTCAAAAAGCGGCAATTTTGAACTGAATGGCGTGGTAATAAGACCGAATTACGGCGGCAACAACAATCAATTATCAATCTCCGCAGGATACCTCACTCATTTAAGCATCGATAGCTCCGAAGCCGACAATATCGGAACATGGACGCTTGTCGCAAACGATACCTATATCGCCGGTGGGCTGACAACAGGAACGGCATACTATTTATATGCGAAATGTGACAAGGATAATTACACCGCTGGTACTAATCAAATAATCGTTTCTTCGACAGCATATCAGGTCGATCAGACAACCGACTGGTATTTCCTTGTCGGCGTTCTGCATTCAACGACCGGCAGCGTACCGCGCGGTCTTTCCCTGAGCTATGGACAGACGCTTATTAACGGCGGGTTTGTTACAACAGGCAAGATTCAGAGCGCTAACGGCAATACCTATTTCGACCTCGATAACAACACACTTGTTATAGCGAGCGGCGCGGGAACTATCGCAGGCGTTAATATCACGAGTATAGAGAATGGCGCGGATGTAACGGCGGATCATACAGCCGCGGCCATTGCCGGACAGGGATCATTGGCCACGCAGGATACAGCGGACTGGACGAGCGATATTGCCAATATACCAGCACGGCTTAATGATGATGATTCCCCGGCGGCTACAGGCGTTTATATTACGCCAAATTATATTGGATTCTGGGATTCCGGTGCATCGGAATGGGTGGTGCGTATTAAGAATAATGCGGGCACAGGGGAATTTTATGTAGGAGATGGTTCGACCAAGTTTATCGCATGGGATGGTTCGACACTCACGGTTCAGGGACTCATGCGGACTGCGGCAAGCGGCGCCAGAATAGAAGTGGATAATGTGTCCAATACCATACGGGGGTATGATATATATGGTGACCAAACAGTTTCCCTCGATGGTGACGGTGGTGGATCGTTATGGCTCGGTAGTTCCGCTACACGACGCACCCATCTGTATGATGATTCTCTTGAACTGAAAACTAATGCGGCATCAACCTCATTAGCCCAACTCTACCTGAACAATGACTTCAACAACCAACTCAATATGTTGTATATCGACTCAGTGACCCAGATCAGCCCCACATTATCCTACCTCATTAAGGCTTATGTCAACTCCGTGGCATTATTCACTCTCCGGGCGGACGGATATGCCTATTTTGCGGACAGTATCGGTATGGTGGCGGGCAAGACCATTGATGGGCGCGATGTAAGTGTGGATGGGGCGAAATTAGACGGTATCGCCGCCGGAGCACAACCCGGCACAGTGACCGCAGTCACAGGTTCTGCACCCGTATCCTCGTCCGGCGGGACAACTCCGGCAATATCCATGTTATCCGCCACTGCCGCTCGTGATGGTTATATGACATCGACCTATGCCGGTAAACTGGATGGGATAGAAGCCGGGGCAGATGTCACGGACGCCACCAACGTAGAGAATGCCGGTGCTATCATGGATGGTGACTTCGGTGGCAATGGGTTTATGAAACGGACAGGAGCGGGCACATACGCCTATCAGGCCGATGGTTTAGATGCTGCTGGCATTGTTTTTAACACGGTCGAAGGAGAACATACAGTTGTTGTTTCCAACGGCAATATTACATCATGGACAATCGCATAAAAGGGAGAACACAGTGAAAACCGAGAAAATTAAACCTCAGACAGAAACAATCGACGAAAAACTTAAAAAGCTACAAGCCGAAATGACCAACGCCGTCAATGAATATAATTTTTGTCAGCAGAAAATCAAGGAACTTGCGCCGAAAATTAACTACCTGTCGGGCAAAATAGATGTGCTGAAAGAAATTACTCTTGCGAAGTCAGGAGAATAGACAATGGCTCAGCCACGGTCATACACGAGAACGGAGATTGATATGTGCTTCAATGAAGTGAGCAAAAAGCTCGACGCGTTGGGCGGAACTTTGACCGAGATACACGATCAGGTGAAGCTGACGAATGGGCGGGTGCAGAAACTTGAACAGTGGAGAATGTTCATTACTGGCGGCTTGACGATCCTCGGCCTTTTATTTGTGCCTGTTTTGATAACACTCGTTAATAACTGGGTAAAATGAACGCTAAAATTATCAGAGTCGAACGAAGCATTGAAGGCATATTCGGGGTTTTAAAACTCGAATACCGGTGTTTCTGTGTGACGATAGAAAACGAAGAACTGTCGATACCGGATGGAGAATATGTCTGCTATCGTTACCAATCACCGAAGAACGGGGAGGTATGGGAATTACAGGATGTGCCAGGTAGAACTCATATACAGATTCATCCTGCAAACGAAGCGTATCAACTTCTTGGATGTATAGCAGTCGGTCAATACTTCGATAAATTAAGGGGCAACCGGGCAATCCTGAATAGTGGAAACACTTTCGAGCAATTCATGAAGGTTACAAAACAGGCAAACAGGCTTGATTTAACGATAGATTCGTACCGGGACTTGTCACGATTTAAGGGGAACGCACTGTGACTTTCTACCTGATAGCACTTTTCTTCTTCGCTATTTTCCGAGGCCTCCACGAGGGCATGATAAACATCATGCACGGCGACCCGATGCACAACGGAGAATTTTCTAACGGCGTTCGATTCCACGTGTGGCATAGCAACTATCACAAGATTGCAGTGCTCCGTGACATGTTCGCTATCTGGCTTGGCTGTCGATTCATAGTCCTTTTACCGCCCGCTCTTTTTGTCGCTGGCAGCTTTTTTATCTTTTGGGAACTCACGGAAATCGGGTACAGCGTCGCCCGGTGGAAAACTATAGAAGCCTATGAGCATATTAATTTTGCCGATGTCATTGATTTTACGCTCACCGGCTGGAAAGCCTATGCATTGCATATCGGACGAACGATACTTGGAATCACACTTTTAATCGGAGGTTTATCATGAAACGGTTTCCAAATCCTTTTAACATCGTGTTTATTATCGCTTTTTCAACTGTTGCATTATTTGCAACGGTTGCTTTCGCATTTTCATTTTCGCTAAGTTCCGTTGCGGGGCTGTTCACATGGAAAGTGGCGGCTGGCATCATCACCTTTATTCTCGGAATCGCCGCGATAGCAAAATATACCGATGTTATTTCCCGCTCATGTATTGCTGTCGGCGCGTTATTTACCGATGCCGGTCTTGCTCTTGCTGACGGTAAAGTCGATTCCGATGAATTGAAAAAGGTGAAAGATGATTTTATTGCCGTCAAAAACCTGTTCAAAAAGAGTAAATAAATGGCAGACGAAACAAAGAAAAGACCATGGTGGAAAGTGCGCCGTGTATGGGGCGGAATCATAGGTACAGCCGCTCTTGCCGCAGCATCTATACCGGCGGCTCCGGTGATTGTTTCTGTCGGCGCGATTGCGATAACAACAAACACGGTTTCGATACTGCTTGGTGGAATAGCTACCTATGTTTTTGGTTATGGTCAAGGGGCTAAAGTAGAGAGGGAAAAATGAATAGCACTGGTTCCCCCCAGTCGAAGGCGCGGGGTTTTTGCTCCCTTTCGGCTCCGCGCCTTTAAATAAATAAGCAGGTGGAGGCGTTTATGGGCTCGCCGAGAAGTAGGTTCGATTCCTGCCCGCCTTTTTACAAAATGTCAACAGTTGTGAATATTTGGTGACAACTTGTCCGAAGGATGGTGATTAATATGGCATGGGTAGGCAGTGACGGCAAAATGCACGAACAGGACGACGAGGACGAAGAGCAGGAGAAAATCGTCAACCACTTGCTGACAGACGATGAATTTGAACAAGTCTGCTCTGGCTCGGAATACGATGTGCAATTTAATCCTGATTTTGATTTATCGGAACAGGGACTCCATGATTCAACCGACGAGGAGCCACAAGAGCAGCCAGATTTGATTAATCCCGAATACTATCAGCAAGGAACTATGGAATGTATAGACGCTATCGAGGGTCTTAACCTACTATTCCACGAGGCTCAAATACTAAAATACATCGTTCGATGGCGCAAAAAGGGCGGCTTTACCGACCTAAAGAAAGCCAAATGGTATCTCGATAGACTGATTAACAAGGAAACTACATGCGAGTAGCCTATATCTCAGGAAGTTATCGCTCCAATTCAGTCAATGGCATTTATGAGAACATTCAGAAAGCCCGTGATGTCGCCATGAAATACTGGCGGCTCGGATATGCCGTTATTTGCCCGCACACCAATACAGCGTTTATGGATGGAGCCTGTCCTGACCATGTATGGCTTGACGGCGACCTTGAACTTGTCCGGCGCTCTGATATAGTCGTAATGCTCCCGGGCTGGCAATCATCCGAGGGGAGTATAAAAGAATATCAAGAAGCGGTCGAGAATGACAAGGAAATAATAGAGGAGCAATGATGGGAAAGCGACACGAATGGAATGCCGAATCAATCACAAAGCGTTTATTAGAAATAAGAGAGAAATATGGTGAAGTTTCTTCTATCGAATACGATAAACTTAAAATCCCTGACAAGCCAAGTCGAACATCGTTAAACAAGCACGGAGTTTTATATCAGGATATATTCGGCGTTAAGCGAAGGCGGGAAAAGATCGTCGTAACCTCTGAATTTTCCCACGATAACCAAGTCAAATTACTTACCCTGCAAAACGAAAAACTCATTAAAGAAAACAATCATCAGAAAAATATCAATGCTATCTTTATCGAAAACTGCCTGACAGCCGTGAGCAAGTGCTATTTTAAAGCCGAATCCGTACCAAAGCCGGAAAAGGCAAAACACAGCCAGGAATTTCACGCCATGAAATCAGACGATCAGGCCGGAGAATATATTGACCCGACATGGGTGCAGGGCGTTTCGGAATACAATATCGAACTGTTTGTGAAACGAATGGGAATATGGCTCAATAAGATTTTACTATTCCGTGAACAGGACAAGGCTTCTCTGGGGCTGAATAAGCTCGTTATTGAAATGCTCGGCGACCATGTCGAAGGCGAGCTTATTTACAAAGGCCAGCAGAATTTCATCGATGTAAACCTTGTCGAACAGTTAATGACATGCCTAAAAACATACGTCAACGTTATATTGAGGCTGGCCGCTGAGTTTCCGGTCATTGAATTATTTTGCGTCCCCGGCAACCACGGAAGGCACGGGCGCAAGGGAGAAACGCATCCGAAGTCTAATTTTGACTATCTTCTTTTCCGCCTCATGAAAGAAGCTCTTGCAAGACAGGAGAACGTCTCGGTATTCATTTCTGAATCCCCGACAATGCTCGTTAGAAACGGCAGGTTTAATTTTGCCCTGAATCATAACAGCGACGTTAATTCGTACATGGGTATACCTTACTACGGCCTCAATCGTAAAGCCCAA